TTTTGGAGTATCTTCTTCTTCCTTTGCAAATCCAGACATAGGGCCTGATGGTTTACCTGATCCTCTGGTTATGCCGTATGAAGTTCCCTCTGTTTTGAATTGTGGATGTTTATCCATTTGATCTTTCGTCAATCCTCTCTTCTTTCTAAGGGCTTCTTTTCTTTTCTCCGTTCCTTCTTTACCATCATTAAATCTCATCTCTTGAACTACCTCTTCACCTATAAGTTTTTGTCTAGCCATTGCTTTCACTGCATTAGGAGCTGGTGATGCACCAAGTATTTGAAGAAATACTTTTTTCTTCTCCTCATCTGAAGCACCAGGCTTCACCTTTCCTTTCGCTTTATATTTGACATCGGATGCCAATTGTGATGCCTGTTTCTCTACATCGGAGGCACCAGATGCATGACCTCTCTTTTCTTCATAGACTTTTTGATACGCACTCATCAAGTCATCTTGTAATTTTTGACTAAGCATTACTCTTTGCACGATTCTTTCTAGATTTATTTATAAAATTAATGATGATGGGATTATGTGTAAGTCTTTGAGTATAATTTCTCAGAGCATCAGTTCCAACTTCTCTCTGACTTGCAGGCACACCAGATACTTCTGTGAACTTTTCAGTGATGTCCTTGATCCAAGATTTAAACATTATGTTGTCCTCAGTGACTGCAATGATATGATTTGCACCTGTACGAATAATTCTACCAATTAAACCAGTGTTATCATTCTCTACAATAGATCCAACACGAAATATATTTCCATTCATATAGTTTTCACGAAGACCTTTCCAATCAAACTTAGGAGCAATCTCCCACATTTCATTCTGTTGTTTTTTATTTGGCAACTTCATTCCTTTTTGTATCGCAGCATATAACTCTCTCGCTTTGTCATCCTTTAAACTTTGTGGGATACCAGTTCTAAATGTATCAAAGTCATCATCTGAAGCAGCCTTTCTTAATTTAGAAGCAGACATCGCACTGATACCTTCCCCATCTGGATCACGATCTCCAGCGGATACCACATTGATACGATCAAATTTGTAGAGTTTATTATTATATTTGTTTGCTAGATTTTCAAATTCTTTTTGTCGATCTTGACCCACCACAATATTGACAGACTTTGCACCTCTTTCATTTGCACCTTTCAAAGCGTCAAAGATTGTCTTTGTATTTGGATTATTCATAATATGTTTCGCATGTTGTGGAAACATCTGTTGCATATATCCAATCTTTGTCTCAGGATCTAAAGGGTTTTTCTTTGGATCATTTGAGCGTGACGGATAGATTTCATAATTACCTTTACCAGCTACCTGCTTAACTTTATTCATAAGTCTTTCATGTCCAGTCGTGGGTGGATTAAAACGACCAAACGCCACCGTCATATCAGCATCATTGTCATCCTTTGGATTCGGATTTGCAACTGTCTGAGAAGATACTGCTTCGTATATAAATCTTGTAAAACTTTTCATATTTGAGGTGTTGGCATGGGATTACCTTTCTCCCAATTCTTATCTGCGGTAAAGTTTGCACGACTGAACTCTAAACGATCCACAAGTTTAAGAGCTCTACCTGATCTAATCGCAACAAATCCTTCGGGTGCAGTGACACGATAACCATCTGGTGTCCTTAAGAAGGTTCCAAATGTATTCACCTTTTGCAATTTACGAATCATAAAATTTTTCGCAGCCTGCAAATTCATATAAGACGCAACAGTCATGTATATTGCCTGTTGATTATCAGCAATGAATTTAAGACCTTTATTCTTTAGCTCTAAGTATTTATCTTTTGTGGTTTTCATCTTCTTAGTTGCAATCTCTTTGTCTAATGCATTTGAAAAATATTGTGCAAAATCTCTTGCAGTATTACGAGCACCAATCAGACTTCGACCCTCACGAACATATCGATTAAAGAAAGTCTTAAACATAATATTCAAGGTAAATTTATTCATATTATTAGTCTTCATCAAATCAAGAAAACGAGATGCCTGTTTTAAAGATCCTTCAGTTTTATTCACAAGATTTACATAAGTTGTTTTCTCAGCGGGAGTCATGTTTGCCTCACCTGATGCATTTCTAAAGTCAGATGATGTCACAAATACATTTGCATTTCCTTGAATATTAATACCACCAAAACTAGCGGTCATTGTATCTAAAGTTTTTCCACTATATTGAGTATGAAATACAATACCAAATTTTGCTTCATCTATTTTCTGACCAATATCACTATCTTTTGGAACAGCATATACAATTGTGTTTGGTTGAAATGCGATACAAGTATCACCACCTATATTTGCCTCATACTTATCGTCTGTAAATAAAAGATCTCCCTGTACAACATTCGGTATTGAAAGCGTTGATAGATATTTGTATGCATCTTTGAGTTTTTCTGCAAGTTGACCAGGCGGATACATACGGTCAACATCCTCTTCAGAATATGATATCTTTGGACTTACTTTATTGAATACAGACTTTGTGCCGACAAAAAATCTACCGTTCTCTGGATTGATACCAGAGATAATCGCAGGAGCTCCATCCCACTTTACAGTTACACGAGCATCTGCTGCACCCTGATCCAGCATATCTCCAAGAGAACGAAGAAAAGCCACCGCTTCTTTTCCACCTTGAGAACCATCATTCAAGATGTTGTCTTCTAAATGTTCGAGATGAGTATTCTTCATTTTGATATCTGCACGCCACTACTACTTAAGAAGAAAGCCTTACCTTGAAGTCCACCAAATCTAGTTCTAGCCACGATTGGTAGAGTAACATCTTTTGGTTTTCCATTTAGAAATTTAAATGTCATATTCCATCCTTGACTAGTGCCGTCATAACTATCTTTAATATTGGTTATTCTATCCGCATCTTCATTATACAGTAATTCTTTTAAAGATTCATCAGATGAAACATTTTTTAATGTGCTTGCACCCATCGGAGTTCCGATTAAAAGTTTATATGGACATGGTGTGAAGGATTGAGATGGATCACCATAAGTGTATTTGTATATGGTTCTCAAAAAGTAAACCATGTTGTCAGGGTTTTTTAAATATTCTGCAAATTTTGTGATAAATTTATTTCTAAATGGATAGTAAAAATCTTTGCGATTAAAATCAAGACCATCTAATCTAAAAAATTCAGCAAGTTCTCCAAAATTTTTGGATGATCCTGTTTCACCATAAGCTTCATTATCAAATTCATTTTCATAGTAAAAATCAATAGCTTCTTTGGCATTCTTTCCTTTTACAGTTTCCTTCGCTTCAAAGAATGCATCGTTTATAAGTTTTTGAACGTTCATTAACTGATTAAAATTACCCATCTCTTTGTAGAAGGCATTGACGTTTGTATTAAACTTAGGTGTTTTATCAGTTCCAGATGCTATTTTATTTGAATATCCTTGAAGAAATCCATCAGAAAATTCTATGACTGTATCTGATGGATTTGTTGGATTTACATTTTTTGGTTTCTGTCTTGGAACCCAATAGACTGTTTTTATTGATCTACCTTTTATATCTCCTCTTATCGCTTTAGCATTATTTAAACCAATGTTTATGTCTCTCTCTGGTGTTTCATCCTCCTCAAGTAAATCAGCCAATTGTGGAAATGTAACTGGAGTGCCTTCTCCTTTTAGAACTCCTGTATTTCCTTTTTGTGTGCTAGCATAATCAACCAACTGATCTGGATTCATTGGAGGTTGAACTAAAAAGTAAACACTTAGAAACTCATTCACATTGGAAGAAGCAGTAGCATTCTTTCGAGATGTCATTCCATAATGACCTGTCACATGAATCTTTTGAGCAGTGGTTGCAACACCAAAAGGAATATCTTTTTTTTGTTTATCTGTTATCTGAAAAATTTTACTGGAAGAGGTTGTTGCCCTATAAATTATAGATCCGTTTAACTGGTTAGGTTCAACGGATCTGAATAGTAAATCAGTATTTGTGATATTTTTATATCCCTCTCCTTGTTTTTTAAGTTCTCGAACAACTCCATTCACCACAGTCGGAGCTAAGACATAATATGGATTCTTTATACCTTTGGACTCATAGTATGGAGTTATTCTCATGACTCATCGTTTTCTAATTATTTATTATCTATTTAAAAAGTAATGATTTATAATCTCTATCTTCTCATGTGCTTGTGCAATAGCATTTATTTCACCATCTATAGTTCCCATAACATCTGAATGTTCTCCGATACCTACAGGTTGATTCAAATATATCTCAACATTCTGTTGGTGTTTTGCAATCAAACCATTATAGTATGCGATCTGACTTTTTAGAATCTGGTCACGCAAATTAATCATAAGTCTCCCTCCGCACGATTTTCTGATTGATAAACATTGAACTCTCCGCCTGGATATCTCTTCTTTAACTTCTCTACATTACCAGCGATGACATCATCGAGTGGAATATCAAGTGCCATACATGCCTGCATCACATACCACATAACGTCACCCAACTCAATAGTAAGATGTTTTCGATTGTGGTCGTCCCAAGGCTTACCTTGGAATAACATCTTCTTAACGATCTCCATAAACTCACCACCTTCAGCACTAATACCAACAGCAGCAGTAAGAAGCCGCTGAATATTGGAACCTTCTCCGTCAAGATATTCAATACTATCAAGGAAAGATTTATAATCTTTACTGGGATTGGATGTGACACCATCCACGAATACAGCGTACTTATTGAGGTCAATTTTTTTAGTCATTAAAATTTAAACTCTGCAAATTTCTTAGTTGTTTTGTCATCATCATTATACTCTACTTCTTGCCCACTGTCAAGAAGATCATCCTGTGCAGATTGTTCGCAATCATATAATCTCATCTTTGTTCGATCAACTCCGATTACAAATCTTCGATTATATGTCGGATCATTGTATCGATTCTTAAGTTGTTTGACCATTATTTGTCCCAACCCTTCAAGCTCCTCAGTAGATATAAGAGCAAACATAAGATCAGCAGTGGCAGGAAGACCGAAGGACTCAGATGTGTCAGTAAGATCGACATCACTAGAAGCGAAACCAGAACGAGTCGTCTGAGTAGCGGAGACGATAGGTACATTAGCTTCAACTGCAAGACCCCTGAGCTCTTCAGCAATCGCCTTAATATAGGAATACGAGTTAACATTTGATCCAGCCCTGTAACGTG